TGCCCTTCACCATCACCTATATCTTCTTCACTACGTTCAGAAGATAAACGCGCTCCGCGCTCTCGTCCCATCGAGCGACCCGAGATTGTCTCTGAGCGTGTCTGGTCCGACTTCATGGCCATGCGCAAGGCCAAGCGCGCACCGCTGACCCAGACCGCCCTGGACGGCATCCAGCGCGAAGCCGCGAAGGCCGGCATGGGCCTGCACGATGCGCTGGCCATGTGCTGCGCCCGTGGCTGGCAGGGCTTCAAGGCGGATTGGGTTGCCGGGCAGAAGCCTGGCGTGGTCGTGCCGCAGTCCAAGGCCGCGCGCCAGGCGGCCGATCAGGAATGGGTTGATGAGCTGATCGGGCGCACGACATCCAACGTCATCGACATCACGCCCGAATCATGCTCAAGCGCTGGGCTGTTCTACGGCGAACGGGTCGGTGCCGTCGGTGCGGTTGTGGACGCTGAGTTGAAGGGAGGCGGAAATGTCTAACGCCCCGAAATCCACCGACTTGATGGACACGGACACGGCTTTTCCGGTTAGCCGTTCGAGTGCGTCCGAGAACGCACGTTCGATGGATTCGATGGAGTGCTTCCTGAGTGCTTCTGGCATGACGGTTCCTGTTGAATGGGTTGCGAGCGACGATCAGATGCGGGGCTTGATGAAAGTCCTCATCTGCATCTATGGTCAGAAGTTTAACGATCAGTGGCGCGGGATCACGCCACGAGACATGCGAGCCATGTGGGGCTTTGCTCTGTCCAGCTACACGCCTGAGGAAGTCCAGCGCGGACTGTCCGCTTGCATGTCGCGCGTCTGGCCACCAACGCTGCCCGAATTCTTGCTGCTGTGCCGTCCACCCGTGGACCATGAAGCCGCGTTCATCGAGGCCGTCAAGCAAATGCGCCAGCGCGACAACGGCACGGACACCTGGAGCAAGCCAGCCATCTACTGGGCTGCCGTGAAGTTTGGCTCATGGGAGTTGCGGCAGGCGAGCTGGGATCGCGCGAAGGTGCGCTGGACTCGCATCCTCGATGAGCAACTTGCCAAGGAGGAACTACCGCCGGTCCCGCCGCGCATGGAAGCGCTGCCCGCACCTGGCCAGGCGACCGCGAACCCGGAGAGGGTGCGCGATCTGATCGAAGGCCTACGCCAGCGCATGGCCATACCGAGGGGGGCTGCGTGACATGCCCGGCCTGCGAATCATCAAAGCAACGGCTGCCTTCTGGGCAATACCAGATGCAGTGCCTGGAGTGTTGCGCGCGCCTGGTGGCCAGCACCTATCCGAATCGGCGGGCAGCGGCGGCCATGATGGGCGTGGTCAAGCGGAGTATCGCCCGCTTTGCATCTACGTTTGGCCCGGCCGACGTGACGGAGCGCGTGCGCCAGATGTTGGAGAAACGCCGTTGAGCGAGCAGGAAATCGCCTTCGGTCTGGCAGTGGGGGTGCTGCCATGAAGTTGTACTGCGCGTTGTGCGGCCGACCCATGGACCAGGCTGCTGTGCTGATTGGAAGCCTTCCGGTCGGTCCGAAGTGCGCCCAGCGCGCCGGCCTGATGCCCTTAGCCCAGCGCAAAGGCGGGTTGGTGTTCCCTGTGCAGCGCCGTCGCATTGAGAAGCAGAAGCACCCGCAGACGCTAGACCTGTTTGAGGTGGCTGCATGAAGGCCCTGCTTATCAAGACGGACAAGGGCCTTCGCGGATCAACCCCGGCCGATCACGACGCCTGGCTGAAGTTCAAGCGCCGCCTGGACACCATGACGCCAGGCACCTGGCTGCGCCTGGAGTGGAAGCGCCCGCGCCACGGCGCGCACCACCGCAAGCTGTTCGCCCTGCTGGCGCTGGTGGCCGACAACTCCGAGACCTACGACACCACCGAGAAGGCGCTGGTGGCCGTAAAGCTGGTGACCGGCTACGCCGATCCGGTGATCGACCCGCGCACGGGCGAGCTGACGCAAGTGCCGCAGTCCATCGCCTACGACTCGATGGACCAAGACGAATTCGAGACCTTCTACCAGGCGGCCATTGACGGCGTGCTGCGCTACGTCCTGACCGACATGGACCGGGAAACGGCCGACCGCCTGCTGGAAACCATCATCCTGGGCTGGGGCTGAGCATGCAGAGCAAGAACAAGAAAGCCCCAACCGCCGCCGAGAAGCGCCACATCGAGCGCGTGAAGGCGCTGCCGTGTTCCGTGTGCGACGACACCGGACCCAGCGACTGCCACGAAATCAAGCAAGGCCAGTGGTTCACGTCTGTGGCCTTGTGCCAGTCCTGCCATACCGGCTCCCTGATGGGGTTGCATGGCCAGCGTCGGGCCTGGGCGATCCGAAAGCTCGACGAGCTGGATGCGCTTGCGCGCACTGTCGAAAGGCTGCTTGCGTGAATCGGATGCTTGACATGGATGACTTCCCCGTGGGCACGCGCGTGATGACGCCGACCGGCCGGGTCGGAACCGTCGTCAAGCACCGGGGCGCTGAATCGAAGTTGGATCACTTTCAGCGTTTGACCGTGCGTCTTGATGGCGGGGGCCGCCATGACCTGGTGACGCTCCAGCCGCACCTACTGACCAAATATCCGCCGGAGAAGGAGCCGGTACCAAAAATCGAAGCATGAGCACCGTAGTCCTACCCTGGCCACCCAAAGAACTGAGCCCAAACGCGCGCATGCACTACATGGCGCTGCATCGGGCAAAGAAGGCCTACCGCACCGCCTGCTGGTTGCAAGCCCGCAAAGCCGGTATGTCCGCCGCGACCCTGATGGGGGCCGATGAAGCCGAAGTTCATCTGATCTTTTACCCGCCGGATCGGCGTAACCGCGACATGGACAACATGATCGCCAGCATGAAGGCCGGGCTCGATGGCCTGGCCGATGCCCTGAAGGTAGACGACAGCGCCTTTCATGTGACTTTTGATGTCTCGGACGACATCGGCGGCATGGTCAAGGTCTCGGTGGCCCCAAAAAAGGAGGCGGCATGAGCGAGAACACCCAGCCCACGACGCCAACCGTTGCCGGCCCCCGGACTACCGTGGCGGCCAACGTACCGCGCGGCATGCTTTACGACGGGTCCGAGCTGCGTCCGTTCACTGGCCGAGCAGGTGCAACCAATGCGCTTGACCTGCCTAGTCGAATCGGCAAGTGCTTGCATTACCGCGATGGAAGGGTGGTGCTGGCATGAAAAAAAGCGCACGACGAAAGCAGGTCGGTGTCCATCCGTTTGTGAAGCAGGCCGCCCGCGCCAAGTGGAACGCAGAGGCCGTGATCGCTCAGATTCATGCCCTGACCGGCGCGGATCGGGAGCGCCTGCTGGCGCATGGGTCCGTCCTTTTCTGCGTGGCCAGCGCCTGCGCGATGCACATGGGCTGGACCGGGGACGAGCCGGACATGCGGATCGTGCGCGCCAGCGTGAACGCATTGGATGACCTGGCCAAGCGCCCTGGCATCACCGACATGGACCGGGGCGCACTCATGAGCGGGATGCAGGCAGCAGCCCGGATCATCGAAGTGACTCCGATTGAGGTTGTGATTGAGGCCGCCCTGATCTACGACGAGCACAGCCGGGAATGGGAAAGGACCAGGGTATGAGCGACAAGCCACTGACCCCGAAGCAGGAAGCCTTCGCCACGAACGTCGCGGCCGGACTGTCTCAGGCCGAAGCCTACCGCCAGGCGTTTCCCAACTCGCGGGGATGGAAGGATGAGTCTGTCTGGCAGCGGGCATCGAAGCTGGCCGGCGATACCAAGGTTCAGTCAAGGATTCAGGAGCTTCGAGGGAAAGCGGCCGAGGCCAACGAGGTCACGATCGAGCGGATCGTTGCCGAGGTGGTGAAGATCGCCTTTGCCAATCAACGCGACCTGATGACCTGGGGACCGCAGGGCGTGAAGCTGCGCGCCAGCGACGAGCTGACTAACGAGCAGGCGGCAGCCGTGCATGAGGTGGCCGAGACCTTCAGCGCGCAGGGCGGCAGCCTGAAGCTCAAGACCCATGACAAACTGGGTGCACTGCGCTTTTTGGCTGAGCTGAAGGGCTACCTGGTCAAGAAGCAGGAAATCACCGGGGCCAACGGCAAGGACCTGGTACCCGAGGCTCCCAAGGGTGTTCTGGTGGTGCCCGGCGTGATGGACGAGGCGAGCTGGGAAAAGATGATGGCCAAGCACCAGGAGGGCCAGGTTTGACCCGCTGGGCTCCGCTGCCTGGTGCGCAGTTTCAGTTCTTGACGTGCCCGACCTTCGAGGCACTGATGCACGGCACGCGCGGGGGTGGCAAGACCGACTCGCTGCTGATGACGTTCGCCCAGCACACGGGCAAGGGATTCGGCCAGCACTGGCGGGGTGTGCTTTTCCGCCTGACCTACCCGCAGCTCGCGGACGTGGTGGCTAAGTCCAGGCGATGGTTCACCCAGTTTTTTCCTGAAGCCAAGTTCAACAAGGCCGAGCACTACTGGGAGTGGCCGACCGGGGAAATGCTCTTCTTCCGCTACGGCGCGAGCGAGGACGATTACTGGAATTACCACGGCCACGAGTACCCCTGGCTCGGGTTTGAAGAGCTGACCAACTGGCGAGACCTGGGCTTCTACGAGGCCATGCACTCGACCTGCCGGTCATCCTTTCCCGGCATGCCGCGCATGGTGCGCGCGACCTGCAACCCGTTCGGCAAGGGGCACGGCGCGGTCAAGGAGCGCTTCAAGCTGGGCGAGGGTGGCGTCCCGTCCGGCCAGGTCATCCGCATCGAGGGCGAGAAGCCGCGCGTGGCGATCCGCTCCAGCATCTACGAAAACAAGGTCCTGCTGGCCAATGACCCGGACTACCTGGCAACGCTCCAGGCCCTGAAGGACCCCAACCGCCGTAAGGCATGGCTCGACGGCGACTGGGACATCCACGTCGGTAGCTTCCTCGAAGGCGTCTGGGACGCCAAGCGCCACGTCGTGCAGCCCTTCCCGATCCCTGCGAGCTGGAAGGTCTGGAAGTCCATGGACTGGGGCTATGCGCGCCCGTATGCCGTCTATTGGATGGCCATGGACCCGGATGGCGTGCACTACATCTGGCGCGAGCTGTACGGCATTGGCGAGAAACCCAACGAGGGCAGCCGGGAGGATGCGGCAAAGGTGGCCAGGAAGATCAGGGCCATCGAGGAACACGACGAGCGCCTGGGTTACGAGTACCGCCTGAACCTGGCGGACCCGGCCATCTTCGCCAAGATCGGCGCAGACCGCTCCATCGGCCAGATATTCCGCGAGGGCGGCGTGAAGTGGGCCGAAGCCTGGAACGCCAAGGGTAGCCGGGTCAACGGTGCGCAGGAGGTCATTCGCCTGCTGTCCGAGGATCGGTTGAAGGTGTTTTCGACCTGCAAGCACTGGCTGCGCACGGTGCCCAGCCTGCCGCCATCGGACGACAACCCCGAGGACGTGGACACCGATGCCGAGGACCACGCCTGGGATGCCACGCGCTACGGCGTGATGCGCCGCCGCCGCAGTCCGGACGAGGAACAAATATCCGCCGACCTGGACGAGCCAACCAAAAAATATGACGACGACACCTATCGCATGAGGGTTTGACGATGCCGATGACCGAACAGAACAAGACCGCAGCCGACGGCTCGCGTGAGACGCCCAAGCCCGACGAGCTGGCGCGCAAGTGGAACCAACGAATCTCCAGCGCTCGCGCGTACTGGGACAAGTTTCACAAGCGGGTGCGCCACAACCGCGCCGAGGTGGCCGGCTTCAACTGGCAAGCCGACCCCAAGGCCAAAGACTTCTACAAGCACCGGGCCAACCTGATCCACGGCACGATCACCGCGATCCTGCCCAGCATCTACGCGCGCAACCCGGAAATCAGTGCGACACCGCTGTACCGGGCGGAAAACCTTAAGCTGTTTTGCAAGACCATCGAGACGGTCACGAATCGCTGTCTGGATCGCGCGCGACTCAAGGACCGAGCCAAGGCCACGGTGCGCAGCTCGCTCACGTCATCCTTCGGCATCGTGAAGGTCATGTACCAGCGTGACATTCAAAGCGACCCGATCATCCAGGCGCGCATCAACGACACCCAGGACAACATCGCCGAGGCCGAGCGCCTGATGGCGGACATCGACGATCCCGACCAGCGCCAGGCGCAGGAAGCGAACCTCGAAGAGTTGCGCCAGCTCATGGCCGCGCTCAAGGAACAGGTCGAAGTCGTCGCAGCCGAGGGCTTGGTCATCGACCGTGTTCTGACTGACAACCTGCTGATCGATCCGTCGGTGTGCGAGTTCTTTGACTACCGGGATTCGGACTGGCTTTGCCAGATCATTCCCATGAAGAAGTCCACGGCCGAGGCGACCTATGGCATGAAGTTGACCAATGCCAAGGCGTACCAGGACAACCAGCAAATGCCCAAGAAGGACGGGCGGCTCGCCAGTGGCGCGGCAATGCTGGACGAGGACAAGCAGATCGCCATCCTCGAAATCTGGGACAAGAACACCCAGCGCGTCTACACCATGGCCGAGGGCTGCGACTTCTGGCTGCGCGAGCCGTATTCCCCGCGCAAGGCCGGTGAACGCTGGTACCCGTTCTTCCTGTTGCCTTACCAGGTGGTCGATGGCCAGTTCGTGGCCCCGAGCCTGGTGGACCTGACATCCATCCTCCAGGAAGAGCACAACCAGGCGCGCAATCGTTTCAATGAGCACCGCGACTTGTGCCTGCCTGGCTGGGTCGCATCCGGCGAAGTGAGCGAGAAGAGTATCAAGCGCTTCAAGGACAGTGAGCTGGGCGAAATCACGATCGTCGACACCGAGGGCAAGCCGCTGTCGCAGGTCATCATGCCGCGTGAGCACCCGGCCATTGACCCGGTGGTGTACGACACCAGCGCCGTGCGCTACGACTGGGAGCAGGTCACGGGTTTGCAGGATGCTGCCCGCTCCACCGTGGTCAAGCCCAAGACCGCGACCGAGGCGTCGATCATGCAGCAGTCGCTGTCGGGTCGGACCAGCGAGTTTCGCGATCAGGTTGAGGACTGGCTTCAGGAAATTGCCCAGTACGCGGCCCAGATTCTCTTGCAGGAGCTGACCCCTGCCCAAGTCGAGCGGATGATGGGTCCGCCCGAGCCGCAGACGATCAACACGGGCGGCGTGCCCATGGTGGTCGAGGTCAAGCCCTACGACTGGCCGCAGCTCTCGCGCGATCAGGTCTTCGAGATGGTCGAGATGCGGATTCGCGCCGGCACGACCGGAGCCCCCGACAAGCTCGAAGAGCAGGAAAACTGGGGCAAGGTCCTACCGGTTATTCAGAACCTGATTATGGGGATCATGCAGGCGCGCATGCAAAGCGCGGATGCCGAACCCCTTATCAACTTGCTGCGCGAAACCATCAAGCGCTTCGACGAGCGTCTGGATGTCGAGCAGTTCATCCCCAAAGCTCCCGCCATGCCAGCGCCCATGCCTGGCGGTCCTATGCCCCCGTCGCTGGCCGCACTGTCTGGCGCTGGCAGCAGCGCCTAAGTTTTCTCAACCACCACAAGGAAATCCACCATGCCACTCTGGAAGCAGCGAATGTTTGCCCGCCTGATGAAGCCCGCCGACGATGCGGGCGGCGATCTGGGCGGCGGCGCATCGGGCGACACGTCCACCGACTCCGGTACCGATGACGAGGGCACGCCGCCCGGCGACGATGATGCCAGTACCGGTGCCGATCCGCAGGCCAGCGCCAGCGATGAGCCCGCAGACAACACGAGCACAGAGGACCTGCCGACCGACAAGCTGCAGTCCGCAAAGATGCTGGCACTGCTCGATGAGTTGTCCGGCGACAAGCCTGCCGAGACACCAGGTGACAAGCCCGCCGATGCGCCCAAGGCCGACGACAAGCCCGCAGGCCAGGCAACTGGCGACAAGCCGGCCGCCGATGGGACGCAGGCCAAGACTGCCGAGCAGGAAGAAGCCGAGCTACTGGAAGGCGTGAAGTCTGAGCGCGGCCGTGAGCGCATCAAGGCAGTGTTCGCCGAGCGCAAGCAGCTTGAGGCCGACATCACCGAGTTTCGCGACCTGGTGAAATCCACCGGCATGAGCGCGCAGGAATTTGCGCAGACGCTGGAGTTCGGCCGCCTGGTCAGTTCCAACGACGAGAAAAACATCCGCGTCGCGCTGGAAATGATTGAGACCCAGCGCGCGGCGCTGTACCAAAAGCTTGGGGTGGAAGCGCCAGGCGTTGATTTGCTGGCCGGTCACGATGACTTGAAGTCCGCTGTCGAGAACATGGAAATCACGCGCGACAAGGCTTTGGAGCTGGCCAAGCTGCGCAAGACCCAAGCCGACCTGACGCAGCGTCAGCAAGTCGAGACCGAGCGCGCACAGAACCAGGAGCAATACCGTCAGACCGTGCAATCGGCCGCAAGCGCGATGGAAGCGTATCTGTCAACCCGAGCCAAAGAAGCCGACCATCCCGCACGCCTGAAGATCATTGGCGAGCATTTCCAAAATGCGGCCAACCTTCAACGCTTTGTGCAGACCTTTGAGCCCAAGCAGTGGACCGCTGCACTCCAGATGATGTACGACGGCATCGTGGTCCCCAAGGCCGCGCCGAGCGCGCAACCCCAGCCGTTGCGCTCGCGTCCTGCGCAACTAGGCACGCCCGCCGCGCAGGGCAATTCGCCGATGGACCGCCTGGCCCAACACCTCGACAACCTGGGCATCTGACCCGCAACACGAAAGGAGGCCGGGCATGGCCATGAAAGACCTGAAGATCACCAAGAAGGAAGCCAAGACCAAGAGCGAAAGCATGGTCATCGGCTCGTCCGACCAGGAGCGCTACCCCTATGGCCTGCGCCTGGACCTGAACAACGACACCCTAGAGAAGCTGGGCATGAAGGCGCTGCCGGCCGTGGGCACGGTCCTCATGTTTGAGGCCAAGGCCAAGGTAGTCGGCTCGCGCCAGTCCGCGACCGAGGGCTCCGAGAACCGCAGCGTCGAGCTTCAGATCACGCACATCGACCTGGAAGAAGGTGAGACGGATGAAGAGGTCAAAGAAGGCGAGCTGACGCGCGGCCAGGCCGGTGCAATGAGCAAAGTCGCGCAAAAAATGCGCGGCATGTAAATAAAAATCCGGCAGGGGCTTGACGCGGCCAGAAAATCCTCTCTGCCAGTTCCGCATCTTTGTGCTGACCGGTCTGCAATGAGCGTAAGCGGGGATCGCCTCCCGCAGTGGATCAGCCAGTACCTCGATGCGGTACACGCCGAATTAGTCGCTGCACCGGTGGGGTCGCGTCCACCAGGACCAAGTGCACCAGATCAAGCCGTACCCGAGTCGCGCCGGGAATCTGATGCGCTGAACGCACGGGAAGGGTCTGCCGTGGACGGTGTGGAAGGTGTTTCTTAAACCTTTCATTTCGGAGCAGCGACATGCCCATTTCCAATCAAGACTTGCAGGAGTTGGCCAAGGTTTCCTTGGACGAGTACCTGCGCAACATGCCCGTGGACCAGATCGCCACGGAGCGCCCCCTTCTCAAGAAACTCATGGAAGGTCGCAAGACTTTTCTGGGGGCCAAGCAAAACGTCGTCGAGAACGTCCGCAAGACCTACGGCAGCAATTTCGCCTGGGCGTATGGCGAAGAGGCGGTCTCCTTTAACAAACGCAACACGACCGAGCAAGCCGCCTTCCCCTGGCGTCGTGCCGTCGATGGCCTGTACATCGACTATGACCGTCTTTTCGGTGCCGGTATCAAGGTGCGTGAAGGCGATCGCGGCGCGTTCAAGCTGGAGCAGAACGAGAAGGTCCAACTGCTGAACCTGCTGGATGAGCAGATGGAATCCCTGCGCGAAGGTTTCATGCAGAAGCTGGACCTGGAGTTGCATCGCGACGGCACGCAAGACGCCGACGCTGTTGCTGGTCTGGACACACTGGTGTCCACCGCTCCGGCCACTGGCGTCGTAGGCGGCCTGGACGGCGCAACTGCGACCTACTGGCGCAACCATGCCGCGACCGGTATCCAAACTGGCACCGTGGGCACGCTGGCCCAGGCCATGGAAGCTGGCTGGCGTCGTTGCATCAAGAACGGTGGCAGTCCCAACTTCATCCTGGCCGGTGGCAAGTTCATCGACGCATACCGCAAGGAAATCGTCGTCACGAACAACGCCAACGCTGGTGACGTGAAGAAGCTGGATGCTGGCGTCGGCAACGGCGTAAACACCGGCATGTACTTCAAGGGCGTGGAAATCATCTGGGACCCTCAATTCGAGGAGCTGGATGCCCTGACCACTCCAACCGTGCAATGGGAGAAGCGCTGCTACTTCCTGAACACCAAGCACATGAAGTACCGCGACGATGACATGGACATCGTGACCCCCATCCGCCCGCACGACGTGCTGGCAATGTACGCGATGGTCAACCTCCGCTGCGCGCTGTCCACCAACCGCCGCAACGCCCAGGCTGTCCTCGCCATCGCCTGATCGGCGATGCCAGTGCCCCGGCCGGCTCACCCCAGCCGGGGCTTCTTCAAACCCCAGTCCGCGAGGAACACATGAGCAAGACCAATGTCCCCCTGTTGAACGTCACGATCCGCCGTGATGCCAACACCATCACCCCCGTCACTGTCCCGCCCTATGAGCTGACCCTTCTGCGCCAGATGTTCGGCAAGGAAAACGTCATCGAAGGCGATCAAGCCGCTGTCATCGAGGTCGATGCCGCCACCGAGTACGAGCGCCTGAGCGCCAAGTACGGCGCAGGCAAGGTCTCCAAGGTCTACGGCGATGACGAAGGCGAGCGCCTGACCGAGCTGGTCACGAAGTCGGCCGTGAAGGTCAAAGCCGAGAAGACCGAAAAGGTCGAGAAGTAATCCCCGGCAGGAGAAGCAACGATGGCGCAGCCGCAAGAGTATTCCCGCGATACCGATTTCACCGAGCGCGAGGGCGATGACACCGACCATGCCGCCCTGAACGCGGAGCTGGACGCGGCTGCGCAATCCATCAACCAGATTCGCACAAATCTGGCCCAGATTCAAAAAGACGACGGCTCACTCAAGAACCAGGTCGTCGGCCTTGATCAACTTAAGCCCGAACTGCGCAACGGTGTCCCCGGCCCGCAGGGTCCGCAGGGAGCCACTGGCCCGCAGGGCATGCAAGGCCTTCAGGGCGCACCTGGTCCCGTGGGCCCGCAAGGACTGCCTGGCGAGCGTGGTCCGGTAGGCCTGACTGGTCCGCAAGGGCCGCAGGGCGTGCAAGGTCCTCAGGGCGTCAAGGGTGACACTGGCGCGACCGGTGCGACCGGGCCGCAAGGCCCGCAGGGGGAGCAAGGGCTTCAGGGACCAATCGGTCCGCAAGGCCCTCAAGGTGCACAAGGCCCGCAAGGTATCCAGGGCGTGGCCGGCATGTCCTTTGACGTGGATGCCGTGGGCGTCTATTCCGACCGCGCCAACTACAACAACGAGCCGCACGGCTTTGCTTTTCTGTCCACCGACAATGGCTTTCTGTACTTGCGCTTGGGCACAACGCCTGGCGTGTGGTCCGGTGGCGTGCCATTCGGCAAAGGTGAGAAGGGCGATCAGGGCGTGCAAGGCCCGGTTGGTCCTATGGGCCCGGTTGGTCCCATTGGACCCCAAGGCGTGCAAGGCGTGCAAGGTGAAACCGGCCCGATCGGTATGACCGGACCTATGGGTCCGCAAGGGCCGCAAGGCATCCAGGGGCCGCAAGGCATCCAAGGCCCGCAGGGCATGCGCGGCATGACTTGGCGAGGCGAGTGGAGCAACGCGACCGCCTACGTTGCCGACGATGCCGTCTTCTACAACGGCCGCTCGTGGATTGCTAAGCAGTCGTCTACCAACGTCGTCCCCTCCGACGCCGCATTAACCCAATGGGGCAAGCTCGCCGAGCAAGGAGCTCAAGGAATACAAGGCGTTCAGGGTGTCCAAGGCCCGACCGGTCCCGCTGGTCCGACTGGACCAACTGGCCCGCAAGGTGCAACCGGCCCGCAGGGGCCGACCGGAGCGACCGGGCCTGCTGGTCCTCAAGGTCTGACTGGACCGCAAGGTCCGCAAGGTCCCCAGGGTCCACAAGGTCCTGCCGGTGACGTGACCAGTCGCGTCGCCAAGACAGGCGACACGATGAGCGGTGCGCTCACGGTCCCTGATCTGACGATTTCCAGCTCGGCGAACTATCTGCGCATGCAGGACACCGACTGGGGCGGCACTCGCCATGTGCACCACAACCAGGGAACGCTTGGCCTATTGGGCAGCGATGGGAACTGGCGCTTCTACGACAACAACGGCGGGCAGCTCTGGTCCTCTAACTACGGCTGGCTGCACGACTACTTTTTTTCAGCGGTAAGCAATTGCATACGCACCTATAACGTTAATTCGGGTTTTCAAGGCGCAGCCAACTGTACTGTTACCGACAATTGCTTCAACTGCGGCGATCAGAACCCAAATGACGCTTACAAACTTTACGCATTGTTTGATGGAGGCTCAACGATTCGCTTAGGAGCATATAGCACCCGCTACAACTGCAACTGCAACTGCGACTGCTGCTAAGAGGGAAACATGAAACTTTACACGGGCAATAAAAATTCCCCCTTCGCCCTTGATGTCACGCTCGACGGCACGCTGCTGACCTACAGCGTTCGCGCCATCATGCAGCGCGAGTTTGTGGGCAACCCACTGGAGAACCATCCAAGCGGCGGAAAATACTTTAACCAAGCCATGATTGTCGAGTGGCGCGGTAACTATGGGGTGCATGGCGAACCCATGTACAAGCGATCTATTGACCTTGCCAGCCTGCGCCAGCATGCAGAGTTTTCTGACCATGCAAGCTTCATGCTTTATGCGCCGGTCGGCATGATGGAGCGATCCAGCGCGACCGATGGCGTCTACCAGCAGACACCAAACTTGTACGCGGCCACCATGGCTTCCAAGATGGATGCGCAGGCCTTCCATGCTTCTGTGCTGCAGACCCATCCGGTAGGCCACATCCTGGTGCCCTTTAAAACATCGCCAATTGATGACTGGACGCTGGGCTTTAACGTGTTCTCTCCTGAGCTGGTCAAGGTCAGCGGCGACATCGAGGTCATACCATCCATCACCCTATCCCTGGTGCGCGAAGAAACGCTGCCAGTTGTCCGATTTGTTGGCGGCCCATCCATCGACCTCCAAGCCAACGGCGAGGCCACCATCCAGTTCCGTTTGGAAACTCCCAATGGCCAGCTCATTGTTGACCGGGAGGCCGAGGTTTACCTTGAATCGACTGCGGGCTACTTGGTGGCGCGCCGACAAATGACGGTCGCAGGATTGGGCTCCACCATCTTTCGGACTGATGGCATGAGCGCGGGTGAAGTGGCCAAGATCAAGGTGGGCTTCAAGTTCTTTACAGGCACCGATGACCTGATGGTGAACGTGCAATGAGGTTGAACCTGTTTCCTACGGTGGCAGGCCTTTGGGCCCTCAATGCCCCCACTGCGTTCGACCAGACGCTGTATGAGGACCTGCTGCAAGTCCATAGCGCCATGAAAACCGATGGCGAAGAAATCTGGAATAGGCAGGCCCACAACATCTTTGACGGCAGCATCGAAAGCTGCAACGTTTTGCTGGCCCATGTTGCACAAAAGATTCAAGAGCTAATGGGTCCGCATGGCCGCATCAAGCATGTGCAAGGCCGCGAAGTCGTGCGCCACCATGGCACAGAAATCATGCCGCACAACGATGAAGACGAGTGCGACCTGCAAGCGGTTTATTTCCCGTTTGGCCCCGAGCTGGACACCAATGCCGATTTGATGGAGCAAGTCAACCAGTACGGGCCCAATGGCTTTGCCATCTGCAATCCGGCCTGGCGCTCTTCGGGCTTTGGTGGGCTTCTGATGCCATGGGAGGCCCATGCCAAGTTCTGGATCAAACCGCACCGCGGCCTGCTTGTCGCCTTTGATTCCAGGGCCATCCACTTTCAAAAGCCCTATGTCGGCGAGCAGCCCTTTATGAATATCCTCTTCAATATCAAGGTCGATCGCATCAATGGCTAAGTTCACCATCCACGCCCGCAAGCCTGACGGCTCCATCGTCTGGATGCAATACGACAACCAGACCAGCGACCTCGCGGATGCCAGCGGCAACAACATTGGCACGCGCCTGCCCGTGCAGCCGCTCCCGGATGCGCCTGTTGTCTCGCGCGACACCCCATTGGCAAAGGCCAGTCCGCGCGTGCTCAAGATCAGCCTGGGCCTGTCGTGCAACTACGAGTGCGAATATTGCTCGCAGAGGTTTGTACCCCGTGCGGATGAGACCAACCCCGGCGACGTGGATGCCTTCATCAGCGGCCTCGATTCGTGGGTGACAACGCCGCCCGAGGCGGTTGAGTTCTGGGGAGGCGAGCCTTTGGTCTACATCAAGACCCTGCGCCCGCTGGCCGAGGCGATCCGCGCCAAGTACCCCAACGCTGCTTTATCGGTCATCACCAACGGCTCGCTGCTCAATGCAGAGACCAACGACTGGCTAGACCAGATGGGCTTCAACGTCGGTATCTCGCACGACGGTCCTGGCCAGCATGTGCGCGGCCCTGATCCGCTGCAAGACCCAGAGAAGCGCGCCGCCATCATGGCGCTGTACGCCCGCTTGGCTCCGCAGGGTCGTATCAGCTTCAACGCGATGGTGAACCGCTCGAACGTCTCGCGCGCGGCCATCCAGCGCTTCTTCGTTGAACTGACCGGCGATCAGATGGTGCCGATCGGCGAGGGCGGCTTCGTGGATGCCTACGACGAGGGCGGTCTGGCGCAGTCGCTCCAGGCCGACGAGCTGCACGGCTTCCGCAATCTGGCGTTCCACGAGGTCCGCACCGGCCAGGCCGCCAACGTCCAGGCAGTACGTAACCGCGTCGCGTCCTTCGTCAACTCAATCCGCACTGGCCGCCCTGCATCCAGCCTTGGGCAAAAGTGCGGCATGGACAAGGGCGAAAACATTGCCGTTGACTTGCGCGGCAATGTGCTGACCTGCCAGAACGTGAGCGCCGCCAGTGCGGCTCCAAATGGTGAGTCGCATCGCATCGGCCATGTCTCCGACCTGGCTGCCGTCATGCTCAACACGTCCACGCACTGGAGCAAGCGCAAGGACTGTCCAAGCTGCCCGATGCTCCAGATTTGCCAGGGCTCTTGCATGTTCCTGGAAGGCCCTCTGTGGGACCGATCCTGCGACAACGCTTACTCCGATGCCGTGCCGATCTTCGCGGCGGGTATTGAGTTCCTGACCGGCTGCGTGCCGGTTTTCATTGACGGCGATTTCCGCGAGGACCGCAAAGACATTTTCGGTCTGGTGAATGGCGTGCCCGACGCGCCCAAAAAGCGCGTGATCCCCATTCAATCCGTGGCCGCATAAGGAGGACGCCGATGCCGCAAAAGGACATTCCATTGACCGACGAACAAATTGAAGCCATCGCTGAGCGAGCGGCTGAAGTGGCGCTGAACAAGGTTTACACCGAGGTCGGCAAGAACGTGCTCAAAAAGCTTGCATGGCTGACCGGTGCGGCTGTGCTGGGCCTGGCGATGTGGTTGTCCAGTCACGGGGCACTGCCAAAGGGGTAAGCATGGAAGAGCAAGATCAACCTGTTCTAAACGAGGCCTACTGGAACCAGGCGGCCTTTCATACTGCGTTAACCCGCGTGCCGTTCAAGCAACGCGACGCGGCTGGCGTGCTGGTGGTCAACATCAATGATCACTTCTTCAAGCTCGATGCCGGCACGCTTGTCATGGCACGCGTACCCGAGGACCTGAGCATCCCGACCGACTGGCAGCCTGCGCCAGAAGCGCATCCAATGCGCGACAAGGCCCTGTCCATGATTGGCATGGAGGCCGGCCAATGAACGGGCTCGCGGAGCGCTACAAGACCCTCGGTGAGCTGCTGACCGAGCTGCGGGTTCGCTTGGGCTTCGTGGCGCAGGGCTCGGCCGCGAAGAACAACGAGGCGACCCTGAAGAGCTACCTTCAGGAAGCGCACGACTTCGTTTTCGCGGAGCTGGACCCGCCGGCCATGCGCAAGAAGTCGATCATCACGACGCAGGCTGACTCGTACCTCTACGACTGGCACGACGATGCGGCCGGCGAGGACATCGACCCGGCAGCCGTCATTTCCGTCTGGGTGAAGGTCTCGGGCACGATCCGCGAGCCGCTGACCTACGGCATCACCGAGAGCGATCGGTCCTTCGAGAGCCTGCGCCAGCAACCCCAGAAGTACGGCACGCTCAACGGCCAGCTCGAAGTCTGGCCCGTGCCCGAGCGCGCCTATGACCTGATCGTCGAGCACACGGCGATCAAGAGCCGCTTCAGCCAGGCTGGCGATCGCCCAAGCGTTCCTGACCGCCTGGTGTTCCTCTACGCCCTGGCCAACGCCAAGGCGCATTACCGTCATCCGGACGCGCAGGCCCCGGCGCAGGCGTTCCAGACCATGCTGAACAAGGAGAAGTCCAGGCAGAAGGAAGGCCAGCGCTACTTCGCGGGCGGCAAGGAGCCGCGCGAGGCGCAAGTCGTGAAGTCCGGCGACGGGTACCGGCTGAGGGGCTGAAGTGGCGGACATCACCTTCAACCGCTTCGACCTGGGCATAGACCTGCGCAAGGGTGCGTCCGTCTCCGATGCCAACCGGCTGCTGGAGATGAAGAACGCCTACGTCACGACGGGCTTGGCCACGGAAAAGCGCCCTGGTCTGACGTTGGTGGCCACGCTGGAGCCGGGCACCAAGGGCCTGTTCGCGGCTTTCGGCAAGCTGCACACGTTCTACGGCCAGGGCACGGTGACGCACGCCAATGCGCTGTTCCAGGCCAATCGCGTGCCGTATTCCTCGGGCAGCTACCCGGTCGAGGATGTGTCCTTCGCCGATGTCTTCAATGGCTTCATCTACGCGGCCATCCGGTACCAGGGCGGGTTTCAGGAGCATCACTACCTGGACGGCAGCGCATCGACGCACATTGCCGACCTGGCCTGTCCGGACACGGCTGGCGTCGTCAAGCTTGCATCCAAGGTGTTCGCGGTCAACGGGGATACGGTGCGCTACTGCAAGACCGGCAACCCGCGCGACTGGAGCGCTGCCAACGATGCGGGCTTCCTGCCGACCGGGCTCAACTCGCGCGGCGATCGCGGGGCCAACGCGCTCGGGGTCTACCAGAACAACTTGATCGTGCTGTCCAAGGACGGCGCGCAGGTCTGGAAGGTGGACCCGGACCCGGCCGCCATGGCGCTCCAGGACATCGTGGAGAACGTCGGCACGAGCTACCCGCGCACGGTCTCCAACGTCTCGGGCGACCTGTACTTCCTTTCGGACTACGGCTTTCGCTCGATCACGACGCTCCAGCTCACAAACAACCTGGCAGACGTGGACGTGGGCTCGCCGATCGACTCGTTGGTGCGCTCGCGCGTCAAGGCGGGGGGCTTCACGCCCAAGGCGTTTTACTTCTACGGCACGGGTCAGTACGTCTGCGCCATGGGCAACGAGCTTTTCGTTTACTCAATTTCCCGCACGGCCAAGATCGCGGCCTGGTCGCACTACTTCCTGCCGGCGACGGCGGACGCCTTTGCCGAGCTGGGCCAGACGCTGTACATCCGCTGCGGCGATGCGGTCTACAAGCTCGACCCGGATGTGCATGCCGACCAGGGGCAGCCCTTCGAGGTGGTCATCCAGCTCCCGTACATGGACCTGAAAAAACCCGGCCGCAACAAGCGCATCTATGGCGCAGACCTGGTGATGGAGGGGCGCTGCGAGTTCTCGGTCGGTTTTGACGTGCGCGATCCCACGGCCTTCACCGACCCGGTGAGGGTCAAGGGCAACACGCGCGGCGGAGGATTGATCCCGGTGGAGTGCTGCGGCACCGAGTTCTCGCTGAAGTTCCGAAACCTGGACAGCAAGCCCTTCCGTCTGGACGCGGTGACGCTGTACTTCGACGACCTGGGGCCAACCTGATGCGAGTGCGATTTTTCTCCGTCGGCGACTACGAGGGGCTTGAAGATCAGCAGGACGCGATGTTGGCGCTGTGGAAGCGCTGCCCGGCCTGCGGTGACTTCGAGCCACAAGACCTGTTCGGGATGGTGCGCGATGGCAGGGCGGTTATCGGTGCGGTGTACGAGGGTGATCAGCCAGTGCTGGCCGGGGCCTTTGAGTTCATCCACTACCCGCGTCAGCTCGCGGTGAACGTCATGGCGATTGCCGGCGAGCAAATGGATGCGGCCATGGACGCCTTTTGGGAGACGTTCAGGCAGTGGTGTCGGCAAGCCGGGGCCGAAGTGATTGAAGCGCGGTGCGCGCCGGGCATGACCCGGTTGCTCGCCCGCAAGGGGTTTGAGCCGGCCTACACGGTGGTGCGGCAGAAGTTGGAGGTCTGAAATGGGCGGTGGTGGTGGTGGCGATCCGGCAGCCGAAAGCCGGAGACAAGAGGAAGATCGTCAGGCGCGTATCAAGGCGGCCACGGACGAAATCAATAACATCTTTGCCAACAAGGTGAAGGACGCCAGTGGCAACTGGGTCGCAGGCGATCCGGCCAAGGCGCGCGACACGCTCTATGGTGATCAGCGCAGCACGGTCTACGACCTGAACAAGGCTGAGGTTGACCGCCAGGCCAAGGAAGCCGAGCGGACCAACCGCTTTGCCCTGGCGCGCACGGGTCTATTGGGCGGCTCGGTGGACGTGGACAGCAACATGGAGCTGAACCGGCGCACCAACGAGGGCCTGCTTCGCGCAGGGGGTATTGCCGACCAGGCGGCGGCGGACCTGCGAGCGGCCGATGAAAAGACCCGCTCGAATCTCATCAGCATGGCGCAGTCGGGCATCGACACCGGTACCGCCTCGCAGATGGCCTTGCAGGGCTTGAAGGTCAACGCGGACAGCGTAGCGCAGCAGCGCTCGGGCTCCAGCATCGGCAGCCTGTTCAACGACCTGAGCCAGGCATACCTGGCCAACCAGGCGAACGCGGGGCGTGCGACCGGTGCCGGCTATGGCCAGCAGTGGTACGGCGTATCCGCGCCAACCCAGCGCTATGCAGGCAACTGAGGGAGGTTGAGATATGGACCCGATTACCATCGCCTCACTTGTTGCCATGGTCGCCGGCTCGGCCATGCAGTACAAAGCCGCGCAGGATGCGCAGGCACGCCAAAACGCGGCCATTCGCGAAGGTCTCCAGCGCCAGCGCGATCTGCAAATCCAGGCCGAGCAAAAGGCCATGGGCACGGCGCGCGAGTTCAACACCGAGGACCGTCGTACCGAGCAGACTCAGATTGCTGACCAGATCACGCAGGAGCTTTTGGCCCCGGTCAGTGAGAGCCAGGCGATCCGTGCGCAGCAGAGCACGACCCAAGGCAACGTCTCCAACGACTACACCACGGCCAAGGCCGCATCGGACGTGCAGTCCTTGAAGGCGGCCGAGCAACTGGCCCGCCTTCTGGGCAAGTCCACGTCGGCCAATCGCCTGCGCATGAACGAGGGCATCCGCCTGATGGACGCCGGGCAGGCGATCGACCAGCTTGGAAACTTTTCGCGCGGCAACCAGGGTGCCGACCAGATTGCCATCCAGGTTGCTGGTCGGCCTGATGCTGGACTCCAGTTTGGCGGGAGCGTGCTCCAGGGCGTGGGGTCGGCTGGGCTCATGGCAGGCGGATCGACGGGCAAGGTCACGGGGGCTGACCTCGCTGCGGCCAACGCCACGGCCGACCCGATCGCTACGCTCAACGCATCTAAGGGCTGGACGGGTTCGGGCAACACGTCCTGGCTGGACGCACTTCGGAGGATCGGGCAGTGAACTTCACCATTGACGGAAACGGCGGTGCGCTCGCCGCTGGCCAGGGCCTGGCCAACATGTTCAAAGCCGCAGCGCTCGCGCCCATGTACCGCCAGAACGCCGAGCAGGACGCCGTTCTTAAGGGCGCGCAGGTCTACCACCACAACATGGCCGCCAACAAGGCCGGTACCGAAGCCGAGTTGCTGGCCCAAAAGCTCGGTCTGCAACGCGATCCGCTCAAGACCGTGATGATCGAGCAGCAGGTGCCGCTGGATCGTCGCGCGGCCATTGAGAGCTTCATCCAGTCGGGCAGCTTCGGTCCGTCCTATGACGTGCCGGCCGATGGAGTCGGCCCGGTGCAACCCGCGCCGGTCGATCCGGCCAAGATGAGCAACATTGCCCGCTCGATCGCCCTCTTCAACAAGACGCTGGGTGTGGGTGGCAAGGTGGACGACATGGCTCAGGCGGCCGACATTGAGCAAAAAATGCGCGACCGGGCCGCTGTCATCCAGAACCCTGCGCTGGCGCTGCCGACTGCGCAGGCTTTCTACGCCACGAGCGGCAAGGCCCCATTCGACAACGTGGGCAACACCGGGTTTTCCCTCAATGCGCTGACCGGTGGCCAGTTCGAGGCCAATCCGGTGCTGGCCAAACTGTTCGGCGAAGTCGAGCGCTCCAAGGCCAGTGAGAACCTGGCGCAAGCCGGAAACGCCAACGCATCCGCCGGCCTGTCCAATGCGCGTCGTGACCGTGTGGTGAGCGGCCTGGACAAGCCCGTGACCATTGTGGACGACGAGACTGGCCAGGCCACGGTGACGGCCATTCCGACCCGTGGCGAGACCCGCACGATTGGCGTGGTTCCAGCCAAAGGCACTGGCGTGGATGCGACCAATGCGAAGACTCGCAACGCGATCATCGCGGCTGTCGAAAAAGATTACCCCAGCTACACCGAAGAGCAAATTACCGCCGAAGTGAACAAACGCCTGGCCCGACGCGGCATCACCGGAAACAAAAATCCGGCGCCGAGCACTGGCGACCAAAAAATGGAGGCGAAAGTCCCCGCAGGCTACAAGCAGATTGGCACCTCTAACGGCAAGCCTGTCTTTCAAGCGCCCGACGGGAAGAAGTACGTCATGGAGTGATGCATGCCCCTGAAAGAGTTTTCCGGCCAACTTGACCAGCCGAAGCTAAAAGAATTCACCGGGAAGCTCGATGGGGAAACATCTTCTCCTGACGCGAGCTGGACCGACAACCTTCGGGATGTTGCAGCCGCTGGCCTGAAAATCGGCCCGACCCTGGTCAAGGGCGTGGCTGACCTGGGCAACATGCTCACGGGTGACACCATTGACCTCGGTGTGTCCAAGCGCATGTCCAAGGGCATGAAGGCCATCGACGAGGTGATTGGCTCCGATGCGCTGAACGCGCAGAAGGCCAATATCAACCAGGCGCTGCAAGACCCGAACGTCGGTATCAAGGACCTGCCTGGCATCGTTCTGCAAAACCCGCGTGCGGCGGCCGACACGGCGATTTCTACCGTGGGCTCGATGTTCCTGCCGGCTGGCGCTGCTGCCGGTGCGGTCAAGGCACTGCCGACCATCGCCAAGATCATGCCTCGCGCTGCCAGCGTCACGCCAGGTGCAGCCGCGACCGGAGCCTCTGTCGTCACTGGCGCAGCGCAGAACGCGGCCGAGACCTTTGCCGATACCGAGGGTCAGGCTCTGGGCGATCGGTACCAGGGCGCTGGCATCAGCGGCGCTGCATCCCTGGTGCTGGGCAAGTTGCTGGCGTCATTGAGGCGGGTAAGTCCGCCGTCAAGACTGGAGCCAAGGAGTTCCTGCAAGAAGGCGGGGAAGAGTCCGCCAACTACGTCGGCAAGCAGACCGCCAAGGGCGAGGCGATCGACCTGAACGCCATGGGCAAGCAGGGCCTGTATGGCGGCATGATCGGTTTGGGCGTGGGGGCCGGTTCTGACGTGGCCACGAACGCCGCGAACATCGGCAAGGGCGGCATCGAGCGCCAGGTCGCCCGAGCGATCGACGAGGCCGCGCAGGACATCGCCGACCGCCAGACGCCGCAGGTCATCCAGCAGACCGTGGCGCGCATCTTCGACCAGATGCCCAAGCGCCAGGAGCCTGCGCCAGCGTCGCAACCCGATCCGCAACCGTTGGCGCTGGGCTTCGATCCTGCCGTGCGCAACCCGCAGCCAACCATGCAGGTCGATCCGCAGGGCAACGCGAGCCCTATGCCATCCGACCAGCAGGCCGCCATCCAGGCCGAGGTCGAGCGCATGAACAATCTGGGGCTGACGCCCGATGTGCAGCGCGCGGCCGCGCAGCGTGCCCAGTCGCCCGAGCCTAGCCCAGTCTCCACCCCGTCCGACCTGATCCAGCGCCTGATGGGCTCCGGATGGACCCCGCCCGCTGCGCAGAGCGACGGCATGGTGCTCCAGAACCGCAACCGTGCGACGCCTTCCTCGGTCGCGCAGATGACCAGCATCGCGGCGAATCCGGATTACGGCCGCCTGGGCTTTTCGCGCGACTTTGCCAATGGTGCACCCGTCGTCTCCGGCGGCACGGTCCCGGCCAAGCAGATCGGCAAGTCGGATGTGGCCGTGGCCAGCGATGGCCGGCGCATCCCCGTGCAGTACGCCGTGGTCGAAGCCGACCAGGTGCTCGCCTCCAACAAGTCCGATGGCACGGCCAATGTGGACTATGGCAACGACCAGGTGCAGGCGATCCGTGCGATTGCAGGCAATGGCCGCATCGCAGGCTTGCAGACTGCCTACGGCAACGCGAAGGCCAACGGCTACCGCAAGGAGCTGATGGACGACGCCCTGCACGGTATCGACAAGAAAATCATCAAGGGCATGAAGCAGCCGGTCCTGGTGCGCATCATGCCCAAGGATTCGCTGACCGCCGACATCGGCGATGTCTCCAACACGGTCGGCAACCTGTCGCTGTCGCCCGTGGAGCAGGCCAAAAATGACGCGCAGCGCGTGAGCCTGGATGCGCTTCAGTTCGCTGAAGACGGCTCCATCACGCCAGAGACGGTGCGCCAGTTCGTGCGCGCCATGCCGCAGTCCGAGCAGGGCGGCTTGCTGGACACCAACGGCCAGCCGACCAAGCAGGCGGTGGACCGGATCGCGGCGGCGGTGTTTGCCCGCGCCTACGGCAATGACCAGCTCGTACGCCTGTACGCGCAGGCGCAAGACCCCGAGGCGAGACTGATCCTGTCGGCCTTGTCCCAGGTAGCCCCGAAGATGGCCCGCCTGGAAGGTGCCGGCGCGCTGGACATCCGCGACGTGGTGACGCAGGCGGCCGAGATTGCCGTGAACGCGCGCCGCGAGGGCATCGCCCTGGCCAAGGCCGCGCAGCAAAGGGACATGACCGCCGATCCGCTCGTCGGCGAAGTGCTAGACCTGTTTGTGCGCAACTCGCGCAGCGTCAAGCCCGTGGTCGAAGCGCTCGGAGCCGCCGCTGACATGGCCTACACTGAAGCGAACAAGCCCGCCTCGGATATGTTCGGGGAAGTGCCGCGCGCAAGCCGTGGCGATGTCATCAACCAACTGAGGCCCGCGAATGAACGAGGAAGCCAAGAAAGTCTGGCGCAGCCCGCAGGGCGTGAGCCTGTTCAAGAAGATGCTGGCGGGCAAGCAGCCCGACCCGCAAGACCGCAAGACACTGGATCAGCTCAAGCGGGCCGACCCGCCGAAGACGGCCAAGCCGAAGGCCTGACCAGCTATACCCCGCAGGAAATCGAAGACCGCCTGGCCAAGCTCGAACAAGCCGAGAAGGAGCGCCAGCAGCAACAACGCGAAGCCGAGCAGCGCGCGCAGGCCGATTCCCAGCGCGACGACTTCGCTCTGACTGGCAGCGATCGACCTGCCGACGTGGCCGCATCCCGTGGCCAGACCGACATCTTCAGTAGCCCGCCCGCATCGCAGGATGCGCAAGCGCCCATGCCGACGCCTGGCATGACGCCGAGCGAAGCGATTGCCAACGCCTTCAAGAAAGAAGGCTCCACCGATGCTGACGCAACGGAAATGGCCAATCGAATTCAAAAGCAGGCCGATCGAGTCGGCAAGCCATTGACGCTTTGGTGGAACCCAGAGGATGGCGAGCTGGCTGCCACCAGTACCGATCCATTTGACGGCGGTGTGGCCATCACGACCGTGCAACCAACGCCAGACCCACGAGCAGCGGCAAAACCGGCCGGCAAGATTGAGGACTTCGGCGAAAAGATCGGTGGCGCACGCAAAGACACCGCAGTCAGCACCGGCCGCACTGGCCGCACCAAAACCAAAGACGAGCGGCCAGCATGGGCCCGTCGCTTTGACGTGTCCCAGATCGTGGCCGGTGACAACGAAGGCCGCTGGACCATTCACGACAATCGCAGCAAGGACTGGATGGGCCAGCCCAAACAAGTGGGCGGCCGCAACAACACATTCGCCACCGAGCAAGAGGCACTGGATGCCATCCCATTGGCCGCCGTGTCCATGAAGCACCGCGCGGTACCGACGGGCACCAAGCGCGAAGACGGCGAATACAACTATGAAATCTGGCGCGACATCAACGACCGCAAGCGCGTGAAGGTGGTGGATCAGACATTCCCCAGCCGCGTGGCCGCGATGGAGTACATGGCCAAGAACGCCCAGGCCATTCTGGAAACCAACACGACGTTTGGCGAAGCCGACCTGCCAAGGCCAGACAACACCGCCCGAACAGGTGTGGCGCGCCGCACGGGCGACGTGGAGGGCAAGGACTTCATGGTGACCTTTGGTTTCCGTGGCGTGGAGTTTGGCAACTGGAACAACCAGGCCGAGCGCCAAGAGGTGATGAATGCCGCCTACGACGGATTGATGGACCTGGCCGAAGTGATGCAAATCCCGGCCAAAGCCATCGGTCTCAATGGCGACCTGGCGCTGGCATTTGGTGCACGCGGCCAGGGATTGTCCAGCGCCGTGGCGCACTACGAACGCGGCCGTGCCGTCATCAACCTGACCAAGATGAACGGTGCAGGCGCTTTGGCGCATGAGTGGCTTCACGCCCTGGATCACTACTTTGGACGCCAAGACGGCAAAGCCTCAAGCGAGTGGCGCGTGGGAGCCGACGGCACCAAGACGTTTGACATTCAAGGCGCTGAAAACGACATGGCCAGCGGTGGCTTCAAGCGCGTCAATTCTGGTGTGCGCCAGGAGTTGCGTGACGCCTACAAGAACGTCATGGAAACGATGTTCAGCAAGGCAGAGAAGTACGTCGAAGATACGGCGAAGGCCGACCAGTTCGTGGCCAAGTCGCGCGAAGACGTGGCCCGACGCCTGGATGCCCTGCGCAAGGACCTGTCAGAACAGAAGGACGTGCGCTACTACAAGCGCAACAACAAACCCGCTAGCGCCGAGCAATTGGCCGAGTTTG